ATGGCGTCAGAGCCGGCCTTAATGCTCGCCTGTTCGGTCGCCGCGGCAATCTGCGCCATCTGAACCTTGAAATCGTTGTCGGCCTTCTGAAGCGCTGCAATCGCGTCCGGCGAGAGCCCTGCTTGAATCGCTTGCGTCACCTGGTCTGATGTGCCGTCTTGATGCCCGAGCACGGCGCCGCTCACCGCGCGCAACGCAGCGCCTGCCACCATGCCGGCCGGACCGCCAACAACGGAGAGCGCCGTCGCCAGTGTCGGCGCGACCCCGCCTAGAATCGCCTTCCAGTCCATGTCAGACCCCTTTGCGCATCATGTCGGCGAGACGGACCGCCCTGCCCTTTACTTGCGCCGCCCAAGCGCTCGCCAACATGCCGTCTGCCGCCGCGTCGTACTTGCCCTGACGCATGGCAACGAGCGTGTTGCGGAAGCCGAGCAGCTTCGTGATGCCTAGATTGAACGCCATGTTTGCGAGCACGCGCTGGCGAACGTCGTTGAGGTCCGTCCACCAAGGCAGGTTGCGATCGAGATCGTGAAATACATCCTCAAGGTCGTCGTCGAGTAGCGAATTGACTTGAACGTCGTTGAGGGGATACTTCCAACCGGCCGGCAGCGGCTTCGCCTGCAGGTTATGGCCGACGCCGACCGTATCGATGCCCTTCGTGTCCTTGTAGACGACATACCGAACGCCCTCGTCGCGGCGCAGCTCGGCGATCAGTGTTTGGCGGTTCTGGCTATTCATCGACATTAGCTTTCCCTTTGCGAAGGCGCTTTATCGACGCGTGAATCTGAAGCGCTGTATAGACGACGGATAGCGCGAGCAACACGCGCGGAAAATTCACATCACTCCACGCAAGTGCAGTTGCGTACCAAGGAGGTGCGACTTGTGCGACCGTTTGAGCAACGGCCGATGCGGTATCTTTCATGGGCTAGAAATAGAAAAGCCGCCCCGAAGGACGGCTATTTGTTTGACGGGCCATTAATCGGCCTTCGCTTCCCACGAAAACTCAGTATTCGTTCCAGGAGCGGACGAGCAGGCGAACGTGAACGAGGTCGACGTGATGTTTACCACCCAAAAGGAACCGACGTTCCCCTTCGGCGTGCAGATCACGTTCGTCGGCGTCGCGTTCAGTCCGTGCGCGACAACCAATGTCGAGGTGCTCGCCGGAAGAATCGATGTGCCGCGCGCTTTGGTTTTCCAGCCGATGCAATCGGTAAAGTTCGTCAAGAACGCTGACTGCGTGTGGCCGTTCTGAAAATTGCAGTTGCGGACCTGAACCGGAGGATTCGTTCCCGCGGTGTAGGTTCCAACCGTTGCAATGTCAGTCGTGCCGCCGCCGCCTGTGAAGCAGCAGGACTCCACGACGCACCCGTTCACCGAGTCAAGGGAAAGATCCTGCCCGCGATTCAGGCCGAATTGGCAATTCGAGATCGTCAGGTTTTCGACGCGGGTCGTAGCGGATGCAGTCGCCGCGATGCCGCTGTAGCCGTTCGAAATGTCGTTTGATTCAAATACCAGATGCGTATGCCCTGGGCTAATCAGAATGACGTTATTGGCCGTGGGCGTGCAGCTGAGAAAGCAGTGATGGAAATAAAAATCAGTGGACGTCCCGAGCGGCACATCAGTAAGAAACATGATCGCCGTATCGGTGCAGCCGTCGATGATCGAACTGCCAAACTCCATCGAGAACGCATCTTTATCGAAAAACAGGCCAAACTGATTGCCGAACAGCAGGCAGCCAATCATCTGCACGCCCTGCGGCTGCTGATCCGTGTAATTGAACCGGATGCCATACGTGTCGCCGCCGTTGCTGGTGTGCCCGAACATGCGCGCGTTGATGCCGCGATTCCCGCTATAGAACCCGTTGGTGTTGTTGTCGGTCGACGTGTTCGTCAGGCTCCACACATCGCGATATGCGGCAAACCCGTTCGCGCAGTACTGTGCGTGAACTTCTTCGATTTGAACGTAATCGGCGTTAATCAAGATGCCGGTATTCGCCTTTTGATTGCCGTTGACCGTGAGCCCGCTAAGATGTGCGCTGCCGGAAATAAGCAGAACATGATCGGCTGTCGCCGGACACACGAGCGTCGTTACACCCTTCCCTGCGCCGCGGACCCGGCAGCCGCCAGGGATCGTCACCATCGAGACGTTGTATGTTCCGGGCGGGATATAGACGTCCTTCGCCGCGTTGAAGGCGTTGTTGAATGCGGCCGTGTCATTGGTCGCGCCATCGCCTTTCGCGCCGAAGTCCTTGACGCTCACATAATCTGCGTTGTGATCGTGCTGCGTGCGCGCCACAGCGTTTCCGAGCGGTTGCTTCACCGCGACAAGCGCGTCGCCATAGCCAATCGACGATGCGTTGGCCAAGTTCGCTTGGAAGGCCAGAAAGCCCGCATCCGACGTCTGCACGAGCTGATCCCAAATCGTGACGCTCGCCGCGTTCTGCACCACCTGGCGATAGGTTCCCGTTCCCCAAATGGTCGCTTGTCCGTTCGAATCCAAAACGATCGGATTGCTGTTCGGTGTGTTGCCAGCCGCGTCCTGATAGGTCGTGGCCGGATTTGTCGTTCCTGGCGCATAGAAAAACACCTGGCCGCCAACCAACGGCGAACCGTTCTGGTCGATAAACTGCTGTTTCCCGTTTTGTAGAAGCTGCATGTGGCCTCAAAAACAAAAAGGCCGCACAATGGCGACCTAGAATGAAAAATGCCCGCACTGTGGCGGGCTCAAGGGGAAGCGATGAATACGGTTAAATGGCTGCTTCGGGTGCTGGCGCTCGTGCTCGTGATCGTCACGCAGGCTTGGGTTCCGCTGATGATCTATGCGGCGCTAGTCGACGACAAAGATAGTCAGTGGGTTTGGGACTGGCTCGTCAATATCATCGCGCCTATTGACCACGCTTTGAGTTCGCGCGCATGATCTCCTGCAGCTTGTTCGCATCACCCTGAAGTCGCTTGGCGGCAAGCCCGGCAGCGAGCTTGTTACCCGCCCAGTTTCCTGCTCCCGCACCCGCACCGGCCGCTGCACCGCCGCTGATGGCGCCACCAATGCCGCCGCCAATCGACGCGCCGAGCTTGCCCGCGTGCTTCTCGATCAAGCTCTCTTTACTCAAGCGCTGCATTTGAAGCCCTGCGCCTTCGTATGAATGCACACCCGGCATGATCTGCCCGCCAAGGTTCAGCGTGTGAAAGCGCCCAACTTCATCAGGCGGGAAAGTTTCGGTGATCTTCTGGCCGACAACCGAGTTCAGCGTCTTGTTGACGCTGTTCTGATTCCAGACGCCCGTCTTGCCCGCACCCTGCTCGTGAACTTCACGCGCGAGCGCGCCTGACATTTCGTTGCGCGCCGCACCCGCCAACTGCTGCAGCTCTTGCGGAACGGGAGGCATGCCTTCCGGCGCACCGCGCACGATGCCGCGCGACAGATCGTCGAGCGTGTTGTAGACGTGGCGCCATTGATCCAACGGCATGTTGTTCAGCTTCGACGTCAGCTTTTCCAGTGCTGTGCCGTCCTTGATGCCGTTCGCATCTGCGCCACCGAAAATCTTCGAGATCGCCGGCGTGTCCATGACGGTCTTTTCTGCCCGATGGATGGCGTCGCCGAGCTTGTAGGCATCCGAGCCCGCAGCGGCAGAAACGTCCTGATCGATCGCGCGGTTGATAGCCGCGATCGTGCGCGCGTTGTCCGGCGACCAGCCGGCGTTGTTCGACTTGCGCACCGCATCCCATGCGCCGACGCTTCCGGGCTGATGCACTTCGCCTGTGATTGGGTCTTTAAACCCGGTCGTGCGCGCGAGCTCGATCAGCTTTTCCGCGCCAGACACGACGCCCGTATGGCCGTTGCGCTCGGCTTCGGCCAAAAATTGCGGATCCTTGAGCAGGTTGTCGACGTGCGTTGACTGGATCGGATTGCCGCCCGACTCGGCCTTCGCCTGATCGTAAATCTGATTCTTCGCCTGTTTGAAGTAATCAGACAGGCCGCCTTCACCGTGGAACGCGTCGTTGATGACCTGGCCGCGCTGCTCGTTGTTGATGAGGTTCGGATTCGCGCCCGTTGCCTCGACACGCTGCTGCGCGTAGTCGGAAAGCGCCTGCTGTTCCTTGGCGATCTGCGCGCGCAGTGTGACTTGCTCTGGCGAGTTGTCCGAGCTGCGCGAGAGCGTGTGTTCGCTTCGTAGCGTGTCCTCGTTGCCGGTGACGACGCCCGTTCGCACCTGGCCGTGATCTTCGCCGAGGATTTCGTTTGCGATCTTCGCGCGAACCGCCTGCTCTGCGTCCGGCACATCGCCCGCGCTCTTTGCGACCTTCACTTGCGGGAATGCGCTACTTCCGCCGCGCGCCGCTTCCTCGCCGGTAAGTTGGCCGGCATACGGGTTCGTATTCGCTTCGGCCGCGCCCACGCCTCGCAGCGTCGCGCCTTGTGCGGATGCGTTCGGCGCCGCAGCAGCCGGCGCAGCCTGAGCAGTCGCCGACGGTGCCGCTTGCGGTGCAGCCTGCGCCCCGCCGATGCTCGGCTCGACGCGCTCAGCAACCGCAGCAGGCTTCGCAATCGCCGCGCGCAGTGCGTTCGGTGCGCCCTTGATGGCGTTGATCGCAGCCGGCGCGACAAGGTTTGCCGTCACGGTCGGAACCTGATCGTTAATCGTCGCCATCAGCGGGTTCGTCGCGCCCTTCACGAACGTGTCGTCGTAGGCTTTGCCGACAGCGGAGATTGCCGGGCCGACAGGCGAACCCATGACGGCGTTCTTGATGCCCGTTGCGGACGCGCCAAGCCCCGCCAGAGCCTGCTGGCCGCCCTGCGTCTGCGGATGATAGGTCAGCGCATCAGTGACCTTGTTGCCGGTCGCCTGCGCGTCTTTGTAGCTGCTGCCGAGCGCAGCCGCACCGAGGCGAGTAATGCCGCCCGCCAGGCTGCCGAGTGCGCCCGTTGCCATCGTGGCGATAGGCTCGACAGCGCCGCCGATGATGTCGAGCGGCGTCGTGTCGTGCCCTTGCGCTGCGGGTTGCTTCTGTGCCGGCGCGGCCGGCTTCGCTGCTGCAGTCGTCGGGGTTGCGTCGAACTGATCCGCCAACGATGACGGCGCAGCAGACGCGGCAGGCTTTGCTGCAGTCGGCGCGGCCGGTGCAGCGCCGCCCTTCTTCGGCGCGGCGCCTATCGAGTCGAAATCGTCGGCAAGGCTCATTGAATAGCACCCATCCCTTCAAGTGTGCGGATTTTGTTGCCGAATGCCTTCTGATCCGCGGGGCTCATGCTGGCTTTGAAATGAGCGCGCTGATCCGGCGTCATGCCCTGGAACTGCCACACGCGCGGGTCGGCGGCGTCGTTGAACTTCGTGAGTGCCGCCTGATAGCCGGCAACGTCGTTGTTCAGCTTGAACGGCTGCAACAGCTTCTGTTGCGAGAGCGCCATCTTCTGCGCGCCGATAACCTGATCGGCTGCATCCTTGATCGCTTCCGCTGTCATCGTGCCGTGCGGGTTCGCAGCCGTTGCCAGTGCGCCGGCCGCGTCCGTGCCGCCCGCGCCTTGACGCGACGTGAGCGACAGACGCGCCATGTTCTTCTGCAGCAAGTCGGTCGCCGTCGAAATGTCGGTCTGCCCGCCCTGCCCGAATACTGAGAGCAAGCCGTTCACGGCCGCCAGTTTGTCGCCCTGCTTGCCGGTCAGCGCCTTGTCTGCATACGCCTTGATGTTCTGCGCGATGCCGATGTTCGTCTGCGCGTTCTGCGCGTCGGCGCCGACGGTCGCCCAATGCTTGTTCACGACGTCGACGTTGCCGGCGTTCGCGTCCTGCACGCCCATCGGGGCGCCGGTTGCCACGAACCCACGCGGAGCGCCCGGAGCGGGGCCGCCCGGAAGCGGCGCCGCCTGCCCGTTGCTGGTCGGCATGTTTGCCGGTTGCGCGACGGACGGCAGCGGAGGCGGGCTGCCTGCTCCGCCAAAGCCCGGAAGCGAGCCGCGCGGCACGATGCCCGGCGTGTTGCCCGGCCCCATGATGCTGACAGGGCTCGTCGCCGTCGTCGGATCGAGCGTCTTGGCGATGTTCGTTCCGATGATGCTCGGGTTCGAAATCGGATTCGTGTCGGCGTACTGAATCGAGCCGCCATTGTCGATCTGCGTAGGCTTCGGCGTGATCGAGCCGAGCTGCGCGCCGGGGTCTTGGAACGATGCGAGCTTTTGCTTGATGAACTGCGGCAATTGCTTGGGATCGTCAGGAAACTGTGCGATCGTCGCCTTGAACATGTTCATCGGGACATGGCCTTGTTGCACCGCATCCAATCCGATCTGCGCGATCTTTCCGGCTGCATTCGGATCGTTAGGGTCGACGGTCGCGAATTGCTGCGTCAGGAACTGCATTCCGCCCGCGTAATTCTTTCGTTGCGCGTCGTTCAGTTCGACGTCACCCTTCGCGAGCGTCTGCTGCTGCTGCTTCTGCGTGTTGATGCCCTGCACCACATCGCCGAGTTTGAAGCCGGCTGCCGGGTTCTGGCTAATCAGCGCCATCAGTTTATTGTTGTCGACCTGGCCCGTCGTCGGATCGGTCGCCTGCTGATAGGCGGCCGAGATCGCGCGGTTCGCGTCGAGCCCTTGTTGAGCCGCCAAGCCGTTCGCGTTATAGGCGCGATACTGCGCGACCTGCAGCGCCTGCTGAAGCGGGTTGAATTCAGGCGCTTTCGCCTGCAATGCGATCGATGTGTCGAGTGGCATTAGACAGTGAACCCGTATTGGTTAGAGCCGGCAGCCGCAGCCGGTGCAGCCGCAGCCGTCGACGTCGCATTGTTGTTCAGAAGGCCGTAAGTCATCGCACCATTGCCGAGGCTGCCGAGCGCGCCGCTCAATGCGTTGGCGCTGCCGACCGTGCCCGACGCCTGCGCGTTCGCCGCGCTCGTGAGCGTGTTGCCGATGTTCCCGGCCGTCGCCGCGCCGAGCGAACCATTCGTTGCCGCTGCGTTCTGGCCGTTGCTGACGACGCTCTGCAGACGGTTCGCGTTGTTCGCGGCAGTGTTGTAGTTTTTGTCGAACACATTCGACGCCGTGCTGAAATTCGTGTTGTATGCGCTCAGCGCGCGGTTAAAGACGTCGTTATAGGTCGAGTCGGCAAGGCCGGTCGCGTAGTTCGACGCGCCTTTCATTGCCGCGCCCGATATGCCGAGCCCGCGAGCCGCTGCACTGTTCTGAGCCGCCTTCAATCCCTGATTGAGCGTGAACTGATAGCCAGGCGTCGCCTGCGCTTGCGCTGCTGTCGGCGCCGAGAAAGCGTCATAGCTGAACTTCTGCTGAAGCGGGCTGCTCGAATTTACGGACCAATCCGAGTTATAGCCGAGCGCGGATTGCAGCGGGTTGATGGCACCCTTGCCGAAATCCATGTAAGGCTGCAGATTCGCTTGCGTCTGCTCCCACTGCGCCTCTTGCAGCGCAGTCGCGTTGCCTGCCGCTGCCGCCTGCTGCGCTGCTGCGCTTTTCGATGCGCTGCTCGAAATGGCCGCAGCGCCAACCGCGCCGGCCGCAGCAAGGCCGCCGGCGATAACCACGGACGAAATACCGAAAGACATGGATTATCCCTTTAGACGGTTTGCAATGGCCTGCTTGTTTTCAGCGCCGCCGAGCAATTCCTGATTGGTTGATTCGGTCAGTTCGACAACGAGCTTGTCGAGATCCGTTTCGTTTGTTGCATGGACGGTCGTCCAATATGTGTCCTCGTGCGCGTAGCCGGCGCGCTTGGCGCCAGGCTTGGAGACGAGGATCATGTGTTGGTCGGTAATGCGTCGAACGCCCTCGTCCGTCGTCACGTCGATGTCGCCCGATACGATGCACAGGTGTTCGGTCTTATGCACCGCGCCAGTTAGCACCGTCCATTTCGGGATCAGCATCTTTCGCGCATACAGGCCGGGAGCGAAGTAGTTCCACACAGGACAATCAGCCTGCGGAAGCTTCTGCAATTCTTCCTCTAGCCGATAGACCATTTCGCGCGGCGGATGCGCTGGCGTAATCTCAATTTCGTTTTCCATCAGGTCGGGACGTTCTCAGCGCCGGAAATGGTGCAGGTAACACTGTTGCCAACCGCCCAAAGCGACATGCCCGGCTGCAGTTTGTGGTTCACCAGATCCGGCACAGTCCCATCCGAGCCCGCCATGACAGTAGCCAGCTTGACGGTTGTCGCGTCGGCTGCTGCGCCGCCCGAAGGAACGATGTAGAACTTGACCTGTACGGCCGATCCGGTCGGATTCCAGAGGCTTATCGCATGGACGGTTGCGTATGTGGCGGCCGGTGCAGCATAGAGCTGCGTCGCGGCACCGCTGAGCACGCTTTGAGAAAGCTGCTTCCAAGTAATCATTAATTAGCCTCGAACAATGACGGTTCCCGCGACAGGAGGAATCGGGATGAAACCGGCCTGTTGCACTTCCAGATCGGAGATACGCTTAAGCAGCGCGGAATTGGACGGCGGGACAAAGCATTCGCTGCCCTGGTCCTTCTTCGGCTGAACAGGAACGAACGAATACTCAGCTGCGAGCGCATCCGAGCCGTCAGACGACACAGGCGGAACGCCCGCGCTCCCGCCTGTTCGATTGAACATTGACAGCAGGAACTGCCACCATACGATGGAAAGGCGCCCGTTCTTATCGACAAACGGCGCCCCGACGTCGGGAATGTTGGATTGATTGCTCATGTTCTGGCCGGCGATGCGTCGACGAATGCGCCATTCAATGCGGTCTTGACTGGCGCGGACCATGAGAGCTCAAACACGCGGTCACGCGCATACCCGAGCCGTTGGAACTGGATCGACGTCAGCGTTTCGCCCGTCGCGCCCATGCTCGCCTCTACCGCGTTACCCCAACTGGCGCCGCGGTCGTCACTCCACCGCAGCCAAACCTTCGGCGGGCGCGTGTCCGTGACTGGAACCGCCTGCTCTGAAACTAGGTTATTCACCAGATCGGCCGTGAACATGTCGCTTCCGTTCGCGTCGACATTCGATAGCTGGTAGTTCGTGAGCGTGCCGGGCGTGTAGATATTCCCGACCTCCATATCGGCGACGAATTGCCGGAACAACACGCGATTTCCGTCCTTGCCGGCGATGTGCGGGAAGCTGCGAATGCGAATGATCGGCGCGCCGTTGTCCGTGTAGGCGTTCGGATCGAGCGCGTACACAGCGCCCGTTTGCCAGTCGCCAACAAGGTTCTTGCTTCCGTTGAACGAATGGCAGTTCATGCGATGACGACTCAGCGAGCCGTCCGCTTCCAGATACGCGCGCTGATGCCACATGCCCGTCGTGACGTCGAAACACCACGTCTTATTGGCGGTCGGAAAGGTCAGCACATAGAATGCGTGCCCTTCCTGCATGTACGAGAAGCCGATTGCATCGTCAATCCGGCTGTAGGTGCTGAATTCGTGCGCGATAGCAGGAGTCGAAATTGACTCAGCCGAATAGTTGCGGCCTGCAAAAACGACGTTTTGCCCTTGCTTGTCGCGACCGAGCCAGAACAGCGCAAGATCGATCTTTGCCACCGAGTGCTTCGCCGCGCATCCGTGCTCAATGAACACACCAGGCATGCGGCCAAACGTGAAGTCGGAAGCGCCAGTGTTGTACCAAACTTCGGTCGTCTGCGAGCCGAACAGCCACACTTCCCGGTGCATCACCGCGGCAGTTACGAGCGGATCGGAGTAGGTCGACTTCGAAGCGATGTCGAGCGAATCGAACGTGATTCCGTTGAACAGCGATATGTAAAACTGCTGCGTGTCGGGTCGATTGAAGACGAAATAGCCATCGACATAATCAACCTTGTCGGAGCCGTAGAACGCTGCGTCAGTAACGCGCGTCATCGTGTTGCCGGAGAGGTCAATCGTATAGCCAACGCTGCTGCCGTCGACGACGAACGCGCTTTCACGGTTATCAGCCATCGACACTGGCCCGATCTCCGTCGTCAGCGAACCGAGAAGGTTGTATGTCAGGTTCGCATCGACGTAATAGACGCTTCCGCCAACCACGTCGTAGCGGTTGCCATTGCTGGCAGTGTAGATGCAGCGGCATTCGCCCGCAGTCGGCGGCGTCGAGACGAGCGTCAGTCCCGGCGTCGGGTAATGCGTCGTTGGAGCTGGCGCGTCGGTCGGATTACCCTCTGCGTACAGGTTCACGCACCGCTGCGCGTTCGCGATGATGCTTTTCGCGGCGTATGCACCGCCAGTCAGAGGGATTCGCATCAGTAGGGTCGGTCTGCGTAGATGTTGTAACGTTGCTTCGAGCCGAGTCCGCGCGGCATCGTCATTGCTTGGATCGCGAGGTTCATGCGCTTGACGATGCGCTTCGCATTGATCGCAAGGCCGATCAGCGTGCGCGTCGGGTCGATCTGATACGACGGCGCGAGATAAAGCGCCAGGTTGTAACGGATCGCTGCGATGTACTCGGGCGGCAGATTGACGACCGTCGCCGGCGTCGCAAACTGCGGCAGCGCTTCCATCGTCACGATGTGAAGCTGAAACGTGTTATTCGGAACCGGATAGAAAATCAGGTTGCCGAGCGGGAATGCCGGGTCGTAATACGCATACGACGGGAACGATTGCAGCGACTTCAGCGCAATTCGCGCATAGTCCTCGCGCGCGTCGATGATCGTCACCGGGTAATCGATCGGCGTTGAACTGCCCGCATTCAGCCGCGCGTATGCCGCATTGATTGCGATCGGCCGCTGAATGTTGAAGTTGCCGCCAGTGCCGACGGTGTAGGACTGCGCGCCAGTCGACGGAATGGCGGTGTCGACCAAGTGATAGACGCTCAGTCGTTCGCCCTGCCACAGACCAAGCATCATGTTCAGCGTCGCGAGCGCGTCGGCTGTGTCGTCAGCGGAAATGGCCTGCCCGATGCCGAGTGCGCCAATGTCCTTCAGCGCGAGCGTGATCAAATCCACTGCTGTTGTCATCAGGCAGCCTCAAGTGCTGCGCGGATCTTGTCATCAGACCAGCGCTTGTCGATTTTCACGCCCTTTTCAGCGGCGATCTGGATCAGTGCTTCGCGCTCGTCCTCGCTATCGGAGCCGAGCAGCGCAGCTTCTTCTTCAGCCGATTGCACAAGCTGGTCGCCGATCCACTTTGGATAAGCAACAAATTCAGGGGATTCTTCGCGCGGCACAGGCGGCACGTACTCGGGCGCGACCCATCCATCGCCGAGCGCGGCCTGTTCGTCGGCGCTGTTGACGATCTTCTGGACGCCATCGGGGCCAGTGACCCACTTCGGAAACTCTTGATATGCCATTGAGTCCTCGGAATGAAAAACCCCCGCCGAAGCGGGGGCCGATTGCTGGATCAGCGGCATTTACCGGATGATCTTCGTTGCGAGTTCCGGGTAGATCGCGCTATAGCCGTACAAGACATCGATACGGCAAGGAACGGTGTCCGTGCCGATCGCGTACTGGCGGCTGATACGCATCGAAATGCCCTTGTGCATGCGACGCGCGCCCCATGCGCCGTACTGCGCGACATCTTCCAAGTCGGCGGTCACGAGCGTGAAAGCGTCCTTGTGATAGCCGAGGTTCGCGCTGTATTGCGTCGATGCAACGACGTCCCACGTCACCACAGCCGCGTTCGCCGGACCTGCCGAAACGGTCTGATACTGCTGGTTCGATGCCGCGGTGTTGATCGCCGGGAAGATCGCGAGCGTTGCGTTGCCCGAGCCGTCCGCCGTTGCGTCAGCCGTGACGACGAACTGGCGCAGCACGCCGGTCGTCTGACGGTTCTGCGGGTTCACGCCGAACACGCCGGCGATGGTGAACACGTCACCCTTCTTGACCGTGGCAGCAGCGCCCAGGCCCGTCACGAGCAGCGACGAACCA